AATACTATTGAGGATGAACTTCAGATATGGGATTACAAAACAAATAAGGAGATTAAGACCACAAGTAAGTATAAAATGATTAACGGATTGAATCATCTTCAAGAGTGTGAATTTAACACTTACTCATTACAATTGAGTATCTACAAAAAAATAATTGAGAAAAACACTAGTTTAAAAATTGGAAAATCATATCTTTGCTGGATTAACGAAGAGAATGATTCTTATGAGATAATAGAAACTAAGTTTTTAGATGCTGAATCTTCTCTAATATTAAATAGTAGAGTAGATGAGTACAACTTCAGCTTATTCGAGTAATAAACTCAGTCAAGTAATAAAAAACGAGACACCACACTTTATAACAAAGTCATTTGTTAAGCCTAGATTTGATTACGATAGACATAAGACAGAATATCATATCTATTGGTACAACTCAAAGAATCCAATGTTTAAAGATACTCCTAGGTATAAATATTTATCTTATAAAATAATGAATAAGAGAGAGAAGAAATACTTTGAGGATATACTAGATGAATATATTGAGGTAGCTAATAACAAGTATGGTAAAGTTTGGGAAAATAAAAAACTAGGGTTCGATAAAACCCTAGTTAAGAATAATCAAATAAGATTAGATATTTAGTTACTCAGCTTCTAACGCTTCAACTTTTGCTGTAAGCTCTTGAATTGCTTTAACTAATATAGGAATCAATTTACCATAAGAAGCTTCTAGTTTCTCTGGATTCTCTTCGTAAACTAATTTTAATGTTTCAGCTAATTCAGCATCCTCTTGAGACTTTTTCAAATCTTGAGCGATAAACCCAAAATCTTTAATATCTCTTTTATCTTCATTGTCTCTATCGTTCCAAACAAAAGAAACTGGCTTTAATCCTTTTACAAAGTCAAGACCTACAGGTAGTTCTTCAATTTCTTTTTTGTCTCTAGCATCAGATAAAGATGTAATTGATGTAACTTGGCAACGCAATACATTATGAGATGAATTACCAAGTGTTATTGAATTGTTTGTAGTTATAGTAGCTGGTTGAGCTTGAAACCCAATACAAATATTATTATTTCCTGTGGTCATGCTTATTGCGGCATCTGGACCGAAAAAACAATTCTGAATTCCAGTTAACATAGAAGCGCCAGCATTTGTTCCAATTGCTATATTTCCAGATGCTGTTGTGATTTTATTTAATGATTCATGTCCAATAGCTATATTTGCGTCATTTCCAATTGCAGGAGCAGATGGAAATGTTAAAGCGCCTAAACATTGATTCCCAATAGCTATATTCGATTGGCCTCCAATATTTTTTCTCATGGCTTCAAATCCAATAGCTATATTATAAACTCCATCAGTAGTATCTTCCATTGATCTTACACCTATAGCGGTATTAAATCCTAAAAAATTATTTGCAGAATTATAATTTTTTAAAGAACCTTCACCAATTGCCATATTTGCAGTTCCAGAGACAATAGAAGACATAGCATCTGTTCCAATTGCTAAATTACCTCCTTGAGCTCCTGGTGGCGTTGAAGTAGGTGCGTCAATAGGCACTCCATTTACTGTTACAATATTACCCGATTGAGGCTCTATAATATCTACATTTATTTGACTCATTTTATTTTAATTTTAAAGTTTATACTATTGTTAAAGTTGTTCCTGCTGGAATAGTTAGTGTAGCTCCTACACACATAGCCAAAGGACCTGTAAATTCAAGGTTAGAGTTTTCTGGAAGAACAATATCTTCTCCTATACATCCTACTACTCTAAATCCATTAGCCCAAATAGAAGCACCAAGCACTTGTTGATTGCCGCTTCCAGAATTAGACTGTCCTACTAAATAAGTAATATCTTCAATGATATTATTTTCCATGAAATTGTCTTTATTTCCAAATCTAGGAATATAAGATTTTTGTTGATACGTCATTTTATTTTGATTTTAAAGTTAATATTTCTTCTTTTAATAATTTTATTTCTGAACTCATCTCTTGGATAGCTTTAACCAATACAGGTAATAACTTTCCATAAGATGCTTCTAGTTTTTCTGGATTCTCATCATATACTAAATTCAAGTAACTAGCTTCTGATTCTTCTTGAGCAGCCTTCAAATCTTGAGCGATAAACCCAAAGTCCTCTATGTCATGCTTTCCATCTTCATCTCTATCGTTCCACACAAACTTAACAGGCTTTAATTTTTCTAAAAACTCTAATCCTACAGGTAGGTCTTGAATTTCTTTTTTATCACGCTCGTCAGAAAGAGAAGTAATAGATGTTACAGCACATCTTAATGTATTATGAGATGAGTTACCTAATGTAATAACATTGTTTGCATTATTAGCGGCTGGCCTACTATTATAACCAATATGAATATTATTAGTACCTACTTCTTGATATTTTGTTGATGGGCCTCCATTTATTCCGCCAGCATAAGAGCCTATAAAAATATTATAACTACCGTTTGCAAAAGCAGGGCCAGATTGATTTCCTAAAAATAAATTATCTCCACCATCGAAAAATAAAGGACCAGAAAGAAATCCAACTGCTGTATTATAATTCCTAGATATATTTAATGGCATTACACCTTTCCCTATACCAACATTTCCTACTCCAAATCCACATTGAAGTAAACTGTCATTTCCTATTGCAACATTATCACTTGCAAATCCTGGTGTAAAAGTATCTCCCCAAAACATTGAATTAAGTCCAATAGCTACATTCCCTGAAGCATCTTGATTACCTCCTAATGCATTAGCTCCTATTGCTGTATTATCAGCAACAGAACCTATTATTTGAGTTGTTCCTGTTCCTATCCTAGTTTCATTAGAACCAGGAGAACTAACTTCTACTCCATTAACATCTACTACCGTTCCTGTATTAGGAAGTACGGAATCAACTTTTAAAGGACCAACAACTGTTGTTTCAGTTTCAGTTATTTCCATAGCTGTATTGCCATTCTTATCAATAATTTCTACGAAATTACTATCCCCTGGTAAGTCAGGACCTGTGTAGCCTAAAGGAGCTACTACGTTTACGTTTAATTGACTCATCTTATTTTGATTTTAAAATTTGTATTTCTTTTGATAAATCTTGTATAGCTTTAACTAGTACAGGGATTAATCTTCCGTAAGTAGCCTCAAGTTTATCTGGGTTTTCATCATATACTAGGTTAAGATGCTCATCATCTAATTCTTTTAAGTCTTGAGCAATAAATCCTAAATCCTTAACTCCTTTCTTAGCTCCATCTCTAGTATCCCACTCAAACTTAACAGGTTTTAAAGAATTAACGAAATCAATTCCATAATCTGATTCTTCGACATTTGTTTTATCTCTAGCATCTGAAAGAGAAGTGATAGATGTTACAGCGGCTCTGATTATTGTATGAGATGAATTACCTAGTGTTATGGAGTTAGATGCTGTAGCACTAGCTTTAGTAGCCATAGAACCTATTACAATATTATTATTTCCAGATGTAGATGAAAAAGCTGAATCTACTCCAATAGATATATTATCATTACCTGATGATACACCTCCAGAAGTAGCCCCTATACCTACATTTGAATTTCCTGTTGAATTTCCTAATGCGTTATATCCTACAGCTGTGTTATTTATTCCAGTTGTATTTAATAATAAAGCAGAACCTCCAAGTCCTGTATTCTGTTCTCCAGTTGTATTATCTCTTAATGCATTAGTTCCAAATGCTGAATTTTGAGTTCCTGTAGAGCTATTTGAAGCATTAACCCCTACTGAAGTTGAAAAAGAACCAGAAGATACACTTAATCCACTACCTTCATGTATTTTTATACTGCTTCCGTTTGGAGAATCTACTGAAACTCCAGAAATAATAACACTTGATCCAAGCCTAGGGTTTATAACATCAACCTTTAAAGGGTCTAATATTTTTACATCACCTGATGAAAGAGAACCTATCTCATTTGTTTCTATATCTAGAACACTTAATCCTACTGGCATAATATTTTATTTTAAAATTTCTACAAATATACTATAAATTCTAATCTAATATTTTTAATACCTTTCCTGTTGTCTTATCAACTCTTGCCTTCTTCATTCTATAATTCGTCTCTTTACTCTGAATATAACGTATCTCTACATTAGCCACTCCACCCTCTGTCTTTATATTCTCTGGCTCATATCTAGCATGAGCTATACTATTGATATAAGCGAAGGTTATAGCGAAGATGCTGTCATCATAATCATACCTAGGGTCAGCTGCCTGATACCTTGTTTGTCTATGACTATTCTGACTCTTTAAATCCTTCTCTACAAACGTCTTTAGCTGCTCCCAGAACCAAGGAATATCTATGTTGTACATATATGCCTCTAAAAGTTCCTCTAACTTAGCTATAATACGTGGTGCTGTGTTAGCCTTATTGGATATACCAAACCATTTACCTCCATGCATCTGAAAATACTCTGGTAGCTGTGCGTTAGCAGTAAACTTACTCTTAAATCCATGTATCTCCTGGAAATCCACGTGCATATCACCAATGTTATTCTCCACAAGCTCCTTAACACCACCTCTTGCTATCTGATCGTAGTATAGACTCTGCAACAACACCTGTAGATACGTCTGTTTAAACTTCCTATCCCTATGGAATACCACAGATGAAACAGAGTTAGTAAGCGAATCCCATATAGCACTACACATCATGGAGTGTCCTGTCTCTGAGTTGATGGGGTCAGTACCTTGATACCACCTATTCTTCCATTTCTCCCCTGGCTCTGGATGATGAATGACTACAGCTGAGGTAGATACATCTTCTCTAGACCCTGTTGATACCCATTTAGCTCCTACAATCTTGTATTCAGTAATCAAATCTGGCGTAGGGCGTGTCATATCCATTATAGGCTCAAAATAACCATAATCTAGTGGCTTATCGTGTCCATAAATCTCATTTAATCGCTGATTACAGGTGTGAATAGGTACTAAAGTACGTGACTTACGTAAGAACATGTCATCAATAGTGATAGGATAATGCTGATGGAACTGAACCTTAGCAATCTCCCCTTTCTTCGTTCCTTCTAGTGCTAAATAAGCCTTTCTCTCATTATTAATGTGAGCATCATTAACACCTCGCCTTGCGTAAGCATTAAAGAATAGAGGTATAATACCATATTCATAATTCTTTTCTTTCCATTGTTTAAGACACATCTTAAATTCAGACTCGAATACAGAACCCCCTCTATCCATCTCTCCACCTGTACCCCATGCTAGGAACTGTTGCTGCATAGTCATCTTACCAGAGTCTGGGT